ACAGTCTGTGTAAGGTCGTTTAAAATATAGTAGTCCGTGGCATAAGTAATGATAACCGCAGCGCAATAGGTAATTAGTTTAGGTACGAATCCGTGACGTAACTTTTTAGACTGAATGCTTTCACCTACTTTGTGAGCTTTCCACACACCAAAAAAAGTATCGATAACCGTAGATAATGCAACGAGTAAAACTATAAATTTAATCGGACTTAAAAAGACCAGCAATGAATTGAATAAAGTAATTAAATAAGTTTTCAAAGTACTAAAATTTGCGTTGTGTAACCAGTGTCCTCTTTTCGACTTGGTCTAATGTCCGAGTCCTTGTTAAGTTCTGAAATAAATTCAGGAAATAAGTCTCTGTTCTCCTTTAAGAATCTAAACAAACGAGCCTCGTAAAAACTTGCTTTTTGTCCGTAGTGTTCCATCGAAAAAGCAACTTCGTTTTGTGTCACCGCATTTGAATAGTCTCCAAATTGTTGTTGAATACCTTTGTTTTTAAGTTGGTAACTAAGTCCGAAAACAGCATCTTCAGCAGAACGCCACGCTACGACTGGTTGAATGTAAGTGACAAGTGTTTCTTCGTCGTTATTTAAAGTCTGAGCGTTGTAACCCGTTAACATATAGTTATAGAAGTACGTTCCTAAAATTGGTTGTACTCGCATATCTGACTGAGTCTTGATGTACGGAGTCACGTCGTTAACATCTACGTTTGCCGTTATCGGTGTTTGCGTCTTTAAGTAGTTTTCAGTTATAAAGTAAATCATAATGTCGGTGTTTGCGGTTCTTGAATTGCTGGAAGTCCAACCATTGCACGAATTTCGTTAACGGTCATTGTTTCAATTACCTTTTTCGCTAACTCGGGGTTCATAGTGTTTAAAGCGTCGTTAACTGCGCTTGTGTTTTCGTCAAGTTCTACGATTGTTTCGTTTACGATTTGGAAATTGTTTATAGTAAAGTCAGCTTTAACATCTGCGATTTTTAACAAGTCGTTTACGATGTCCTCGATAATATTTCTAAGTGGGATAATCGTGTTTTTCTCGAATATAATGTAAGCCTGTTTTATATCACTTCCTGAGCCAAGTTTTCCACTTACACGAATACCCATTAATATGGGGTCGATAATATGCGCTTGACAAATCTTTGAATCTATACTTTCAGTCGTGTTTTGAAACAAGTTGTCGTTTGAATTTGTTGGAATGCTTTCTATTTTAGGAAGGCTTTCAGCGTTGTTAGCAAAAAAGGCAATCGCTTTACCTCCGTTTTGTGCGCCTTTAGCCTTGTCAATAGTGTTTTTGATTGCTATTTTTTCCTCTTCGCTCTGCGGCTTTTTAGGGAACATCATTGCAAACGATGGAAAAATTGAATTTATTATATTACTCTTTTGCAAGTAACTCATTTCACCGTCTAAAAACGCCCAATTCATTGCACTCGAATACTGCGGTAACGGGTAAACGTCTTGTCCTACAGACTTATTTTCGTAAACATACAAGCATTCACGTTGTCTCAAGTTCCATCGGTAAGGCTTTATTTCTTTAATGTCAATTTGTGAACTCCAGTCTTCGCAAATAAAGTAGTTTTCTCCGTACTTATCCTTTCGAATCTTTTCAGCACCTATATGTTTGATTTTAATTAGGTCGCCTGACTGGTTGAAACATAGATAAAAGTAAGCTCTATTGTGGATAATAACGTCTTTCGTTAGTACAGGAACAAGCTGTTTTAAGTTAGTGCGCTTATCGAAGGTGTAAACGTCCACTTTTTCGGTTGCTGTTGCTTGAGAATCTACCGTTAATTCAAACCCACCACCTACCGCAGCGTTTGTTTTATAATCCACTATTGCCCCGTGTAACGGACTTGTATAGTACATTTGGTTTAATAGCTGTGGATAAAGGTCGTCGCTTCCGAATCTTATTCGACCGTTTACAACTTGTCGCGAGTTTACGTAAGGTAGTGAAAGGTTACCTTCGCCAACCCTTAAAAACGGTGTGCTGAATGCTTGGTAGTTATTACCTTGAACAACTTCAACGCTGTCTTTTTTACCGCCTATTTCTATTCCGAATATTTTCATAATTAATTATAAATTGAACTTGGTGCGTTACCATTAACTACCATTCGACCTTCCTCAACTAAATTCAAACCGTTTGCATTCGTGTTTGGGTCAACTATAATTGGGTCAGGACTTTCGTAAACCTTGTATGTATATTGACCGATTATTAAAGTAAGGTCAACGCCTTCTTCTAGAGTGAATAAATTGTATCGATAAGTGTAAGGTGATGTGTCAACACCTACCCAGTAAATTGGCTCTGACGCCGTGTTAAATTCGTTTTCAAAGACGAACAACCAAACGGGTGCGGTTAGCGTTGCGCTTTCTGTTAATGTTAACACAAACGTGTTTATTTCGCCTTTGTCTAAATAAATCATCTTAATAAATAATAGGGTTAATAATGTGTTTGTTATAAAACAAAAAACCCCCGACAGAAATCGAGGGTCTTAAGTTGTTTGCGTGGTTTATATTACCGTTGGAATAACGTCAGGGTCAACTTCGTAAGCCAAGTTTTCAGCTTCCGCAGTCAATACAAGTGAGTATTTAGAACCGTCAGCTTTAGCCGTTCCCGAACCTTCACCGTAAGCCGTTACTTGAACTTTGTCAAAATACCAATACTTACCGTTTCCATCAAGAACGATTACCGCAAGGTCTCTTTGACCTTCGCCTAAGATTTTGATTGCTCTCGACTTCGCTCCTTCGCGTCTGTGGAACATTAAGTTAATAGTTTGAGTAACGAAAGACGAACCGTTAATCAAGTCTATTGCAGCTTCTTCTGTGTAGTTTGAAGTGTTACGTCTAAACTCAAATTCTTCGAAGTCAGCAACTACCGTGATTGCTGTTATAATCCAGTTTGGAACGTCCTCTGTAACCGCAGTTACATTCTCAAGGTCGTTTATATAAATTTTGGTAATCGAACCGATGTTATTTTCACACCCTTTTACGATTGCCTCTAATGCTGTACAAGCCATATTTTAAAGTATTAAAAAAGGGGTAAGGGCGAACCCGAACCCCCTTAAGATTATTAATTAAATTAATTAGTCAAAACAGATGTTATAAACTACTATTTCTGCTGAATTAGTATAATGAAATCCAACTTTCATATTTGCGCGAGTTCTCAAATAAGGCTCTGCAACAGTATCAGTTAAGTTTACCGCTTTCAACGCTTTGCTATCTCCCTCTCCGTCGAATGCGTAGATAAGGTTAGACCTAAGTGTCAACACCATTGTGTCGTTAGGCATTCCGTCAGCAACTACAACTTTAACACCTAAGAAAGTTAACCCTAAAGGAAGCGTAACGTAAGTTTGAGTGTTTCCAGTAGCAGCAGCCAACTCATACGCAGCAGCAACGTTTGAAGATACGTAAAATCTCAAGTCAGATTTTTTACGGATAACCGCAGCTGGTAAAGCAGTATAAACCGCAGTCATTTGCGTAATTACGTTAGTGCTATCAATAGCACCAGCGTAAAGACCAGCAGCTATATCATTATCACCACAAAGTTTAACTAAATAACCGTCACACAAAGAAAGAACGGGGTCTTCCCCAGTTGTGTCACCTTGCCAACGGATAAGCTCTAAATCTTCTTGGATTTTCAAACTCATTTCATTCCAGTAGTAGTTCATAAAAGAAGCCACCGTGAAATCTCCGTTAGAACCTTGAGCCATTTGCAAAGAAACAAAAGATTGCTCTAAATCAAACTGACAAATTTGAGCCATTGCAGACAAAGGACAAACGTCGATGTCGATAGCATCAAGTGAATCGTTAGGCGCTGTAAAGTTACAGTTTGAAGCTGCAAGGATTTTACCGAAAGCAACGTTTGCAAGTTTAGTAGCTGACTTAATTCCAGGCAAAGTACGGTAGTTATCTACTAGGTCTTCTGTTAAATAAGCGCGCGAGTAAAACTCGTCAGGGTTAGCACATAAAAGCGCGTTAGTTTCGATATCTAAATCGAATTTTAATTTTCTGTTCATTTTAGTTTTCTTTAAATAGTTGTCTATATTTCTTTAATCTGTCAATTGCGGAAAATTTTTGCTCCGACAATTCAACTTCTTCAACCTCGTCCTCTTCTACAACGGGTATTAATGCTTTTACTTCTGCGATAGCTTTCATTAATTCAACAGCCATTGCATCTAAAATAGGTTGAACGATAGCAAGAACCGCTTCAGAATCCGTTTGAGGGTCAACCGCCATTTCGATTTCTTCCTCAACTTTTTCTTCAACTTCCGCTGCCACAACCTCTTCGGCTTCAACTTCAGCTTCTACGACTTCCTCAGCCATTTCCGCTTCCATTTCCGCTGGAACTTCTTCTTTAATCTCGATAATTTCTCCGTCTTTTACAACGTAGATTTTGCCTTCGATTAAGTGTTCACCGTCAGGTAATTTCATACTTAAT